CTTACTCCTGAGACTTTTAAAAAAATACAAAAATTAGGCACTGTAGCTAAAGCTATGGCTATAAAAAGTAAAAATATTCCTAATCCATCAGGGACGGCTACTACCGGTGGGATTAGCGCGGCAATTTTTGGATTATTTTATGATCCTATTACCACAGCCAAGCTTCTTGGCGGGGGATATGGTGCAACCAAGTTATTAACCGATAAAAAGTTTTTGGATTTAGCCTTAAAATTAGCAGAAAACCCTAATAACCTTGCAACTACTACCGCTTTAAATCATCGTATTAAAGCAATTACCGGATATTCTGCGGTAGCTTTAAATAAAAATTTGCAGGAGATGAATAACCTACCGGAATAACCAGAAATGCTTTTAAGTACACGTTAAATCTGATATTTTGGGTTGGATATTTAACTAATGAAATTATATTTATGAAAAGAGGAGTTGTTAAATTTTATTCTACCGAAGGCAAGTATGGATTTATTAAACCTGATGATGGTTCAAAAGATGTGTTTTTCCATGAAAACGACCTTAAGAAGTCAGGTATAGAAGAGCTTAAAAAGAATCAGAAAGTAGAATACGAACTAAATATCAAAGGTCAAAAGACATTTGCAAGTAACGTCAAAATCTTAGATTAATTATCCACAAAACTCTTGATAACTTTGTGAATTAAGCTAACAAAGGTTATTTTTCTAAGCTTTCAAGAATTGCCTAAAAAATAGGCAATATTAATTTGAGTCTTCTTCCTCTATGAGAGATACATCACCACTTAATAATACAGACTGGGCAAGTGGGATATTTTCAATTTTTAAAATATCATGATTTATTGTTGAAGGCGCATTCGTAATTAGTTTATAGTCGATATTATCAAAATCCAATGATTCCAGTATTTTACTATCGGAAATTTCAAACACAGGAGCTTTTTGACTTTTTAACAATTCAATAATTAGGTTTTTATCAGTTAACTGTTCTTTTAATAAGACTAGTTCATAGTTTATCGCGGGAGCAGTTTTTATTTCGGAAATTACTAATTTATTTTCTAACTCCTGAACAATTAGGTCTTTCTTTAGTAGGTTATTGTTCATTTCTTTAATAACCAACTCTTTTTTATGGTTATCTTCTTCAAGAGTTTTTATGATGCTATCCCTCTCTAAGAGATCGGTTTCAAGTTGATTGTAAGAGGGATTTAAAATATTCACCCTTTCTTCAAGCCTGTTCATTGATAAAGCTTGATCACGATTAAGATTTTCTAGTTCTCTCAAGCTACTTTCTTTTTGTAAGATAAGTAATTTATTATCTTCCAATTGTTCTCTTAATGCTTCTATAGATTTGTGATGCTCTTCTACAAGTAAAGCTTTTTCACGGGTTATTGTTACAATAAGAGCTTCTTTTTCTTGGATGCTTAAATGCTCTACGGTTCTTTGATTTTGTAGCTGGGTAATAGTGTTTTGTTTTTCAGATATAATCAAATCCTTGGTAGCAATTCTTTCATTTAGAGTATTACACTCTAGAATTTTTGAATTTAAAGTTTGTTGTGTATTAGCTAGCTGCGTACTGGTTGCAGTTGCTAAATCGCTCTGAACTTTTAAGCGGTTTTGTAATTCTGTAACAGTATTGCTTTTTGTAGCAATGATATTATCTTTTTGAAGTAAAGCGGTTTTTAACTGTTCTACCTCAATTAATAAATTATCCCGTTGTATTTGAATAGGAGCTTTTGGTAATTCTTTTAACTTCATATTGCAAATCTTAAACCTGCGGTAATATTATGAACTCCGTAATTACGATTGCCGATATTTTTAAGGCCACCGATATTTCTGGATTTATTATTTCCTAGATTAAAGTAATTATAACTTATTTCCGCCGTAGCTGTCTCGCTAATTTTCATATCCAGACCTGCGGTTAGTTTATAAGCAAATTTATAAAACGTCTTTTTTTGAGTACTTTCCAAAGGAAAATGCATCTTATCTTCTGCTGAAATAGCAAAACCTTTACCGACTTCTTTTAATGTAGCAATTCCAACTCCTCCACCAATAAAAGGAGTTATTTTACCAAGCTTTAATACGTCTTTATATACATTAAGCATTAAACTATCAGCTTTGGTTGTTACTAATATTTTAAAAATATCCTTGTTAGGATTGTATGAAGTTTCAGCGGTATGAAATAAAAAATAATAGTCAAAAAGGATTTCAGCTCTAATAGAATCAGTTAATTTATAACCTATTCCTCCCTCAATTAAAGGAAAACTATTTGCTAGCCTTATTTTACCCTCAAAATCATGATTACTAAATTTAACTGTATGGATATGGTTTATTCCCATTCCCCCCTTTATATAATATTTACTATCTGCCATAGCTACTTTTGAGAATAAAAGGCTAGCAGTAGCGATTAATAAATTAAGTTTCTTAAACATTTTAAATACCTTTATTATGGTTTGTTAATACAAAATCAAGTAGAGCAAGGCTATCGGCCTCATTATCGTCAATGGGAGAAAATCCCTTGTTTTTAACGGCAGTTATTACGGACTCCTTAGGAGCATTTCCTTTGCCGGTAATATGCTTCTTTATCGTTCCGACAGGTATGCCAGAGTAAGGTATTCCGTGATGTTCGCACCAGCTGGTCAGGTGAGCAACGAATCCTCCGTATTTATGGGCGGCGTCTACTCCCTTGTGAGCTCTTACTTCTTCAAAATAAATCGCATCAATAACCCCCAAAGTATTTTTAAAATCGGTAAGCCATCGTTTAAAACGTAAAAAAGGCATGCCGCCGCCTTCAAACCTACCGGTTTTAAAGCTAGTAGTCCCAGAAGTTATGTTACCCGATAAATCGCAGGTAGCCCAGCCGGTAGTAGTACCAAGGTCTAGAGCCATAATTATTGATCTGCTCACTTTTTTCTTTTTTATTATAGCATGGAATACATCTAGGCTTAAAAAAATCATGTAAATTTGGCTTGTAAAAAAGCTATTTGAAGTATTGCAGTTATTAACTATAGACAAAGAATTACCGCAAAGCATGCACGATCATTCTCTTAACGGTAATTTTAAGGATTTTAGAGATTGTCATATCAAACCTGATCTAGTGCTAATTTATAGAAAAATTGATGACAATATTTTGGAGCTAGTGCGTCTTGGTTCTCATAGTGAGCTAGGTTTGTAATTATTTCGATTAAATAAACTACCTTATATGAATTATGAATATTTGAACTATTTATCAAATCTACTGGTTGAATGGTCTTCTTTAGAAGACGAAGAGGCTTATGATGAATTATTATTATCCTGCGCAAGCATTACCAAATAGGCTTTTTTTGCCCATTCTTCCCAGTTTTTAAAGGCAAGTTCATTTTTCCTACCTCCCTTATAGGGACTCGGTACTCCTCTATTTGCAAAAGGCTCGATTCCGATTAAGGTTTCTGCCCATGCTGCCCATTTCGTTTCATCATGGAGGATGGGAAGAGGGAAATCCGAGTAATCATCGCAAACAGTAGCTGCCCAATATTTAATGCTAATATATTTGGGATAAACGCTAATCATGGCCTACCATCATCTATTTCAGCTAAAACAAAGGTAGTTCCCATCTGATAACCGGAACCGATACCTTCTGATTTGAAGGTAAAATTAATATTTCTTCCTTGTTTGCGTTCGTTAATAGCAGGTCTAATAATATTCTCTAGTCCTCCATCCTCAGTAAGGTCATAAGTGGTTGTTACAGGAGTACTTGCAGGATATTCATACGTATTGATACTAACAGTCATCTTTATCTTTTTTGTTCCGACAATATTAGGCTCTATCCTTTCTATAGCTATGTTGTAATCAATTCCTGCTACCTGTTTTTGTGGGTTAAAGGTAGCATAAGAAATTATAGGTGTGGTAAAGAAGGAAGGAATAGCTTTAGTTTGCTGGTCTGGTGCTTTATAAAGATTGACCTGATCGTTTCCGACTTCATGTTGCCAGACATAACTGTTATTATCACCTTCGTAAGGACTCAGGTTTTTTCCTACAGTGTACATATTACCGCCGGTATTATCGAAATAACCCGCTGCTCGCTCTATATCCGTATCATACCAGGTATTATCTACAACATTGTAAATAACGGCTCTGGTGCATCCAACATTAGCATCTTTCCCCTTTTCAGGGTAGAACCACCATATTTCATCTCTGCTTACGTTTTTGACTCCAAAGACCTTTTGGCGCTTACTCATATCAATAGTATCAAAAAAAGTCTGACGATTAAGATTATTTTCAAGAGGAAGAACTACGCCGTTGAATACAAAAAATCTTTGTGTTCCAGGCCAGTAGAATATTCCGTCATATTCAACTACGCTATTTGAAGATAGAATGGAGCTATCTCTTGATAATACCTTTTTGCTAAAAGAAAGGTCATCAGGATCATCAATAATCTGATTATTGCTACCTGTAGTATTGCTAATAAGAACAACGGAGCCGAGTGTCCAGAAGATTATAGTCGGCGAGTTTGTTCCTCCTCGCCACTCTGCGCCGTAGATTACTTTATCGGTGCTAATATTGATGGAATATTTATCTTCAAAAAATAGAAATGGGCAGGTTATGTTTGTTTTTTTATTTAATTTTTCCTGTGATGCTGAAGACCATCTAACAAGCCCATTATTGCCGTAATAAAATAATCTACTTCCCACGTAAAGCATTCCTCCCGTTGCTTCTTTAAAAATAAAATTATCTTCTGTAGGTATAGGTTGTTTAAATTCTTCATTTTGGTTTTTAACCGGATCTGCTTTAAATTTTACTGTCCAGAACTCACCAGTATCTTTCTTTGCCAAGATAGTAGAAACAGCTTCGTTGCTATTGATATCCAGGTAGTTTTTCATACCTAAACACAATATTAGCTCTGTTTTAACATTATTAATAATGCTTATGACTACAACAAATTGTGTCAAGGTATTGGTAGGATTAGTGAATTTCTTAAAATAAGTTAAGGTTTGACCACCAATATTGTTATAAGTAGCATCTATTACGCTATATTTATCATCAACACTATTTAGAGAAACTCCAACTAAAATGTGTTTATTCCCATCACTATCATAGTATATAAGAGCTGCGGTTGGAGTGGAGCTAGGTGGTAGCAGTTCAGGTACAGTTTGCAGATATATTACATAATTTCTCATTCCCCCGATATTCTGAGGTTGACCTCTAAAAAATCTGACCCATTGCCCCCGTATGCAGTAACTTCCTTGAAAAAATGAACCATCACGTAGTATTCCCGGTTTATAGGTAATAGGAAACATCTGTTTTTGCGTAGCCATAAATTACCCTATATCTCTTTTTACACTACGATCGATGTAACGATCTTTGGTCAAATTATTAGCAGACGTTAAGCTTTCCTGATATAATTTTGTATAGACGGGCATTCTCTGATCATCCTTTAAATAAATAAGAGCCTCTAAAAAAGCAGCATAAAATAGAAGATCAGGGTAATAGTCTGTTAGTATGTTTGTTTGATTCTCATTTGTAATTAAATTAGGTCTTCCTATGTAAGTTATTTGGTAATTATATGCTTTATCCGGAGTTGGAACGATCAGATAATACTCATAAGGACTTGCATCTGCTCTAAAGGATATATAATCTGAGTAAAACAGAGGAGGATTAGCGGGGTCACTTAAATTAACATTCGGCCAGTAATTTATACAGAACTCATAACTTCTAGGAAGCAGGACAACGTTATTTATAAGTAATGCATCCTCCGAGCCGTAGCTTATTGAAATAGTTTCCTGCCAATCAGCAGGTTTTTTAATAGTTGCATTGTTTACTTGAAACTTTTTAGGTTCTGTTGCCTTTTGAAAACCAAGAGTATTTAGCTCTTTCCAGATTTTCTGCTGTCCCATCTCAATAAAATAGGGAATGGCAGCAGCAAATTCAATGCTACCGCCTCTATTGGCATAAGCTATTATCTGGTTAAAGAGAGTAGTATAATTCATTTAAGCTTTTTATGTACCGGTAACTGTTACCCAAGCACCATTATCATATATTCTAAGATTACTACCAGTTGTATTATAATAAGCAAACCCGCTTACTTGGTTAGCAGCAACTTCAACAGAAGCAGACGGCCCAGATGGAAATACAAAAGGTGTCCCATTAGTAAGACCGACACCGCTAGCAATTGTATTTATTGAAACTACGTTTTGCCATACTCCAGCATTATTTACAAAATCAAAAATCTGTAAAAAACCAGTCGTAATATTAAAAATCACAGTGCCAGGTTTTACTTTATATGTAGAACTATTTACTACGTAAGGAGTAACGTTTTCTAGTTTATCTCTCTGCGTAGTGGTAACACTAGGAAAAGCAAAAGTAGCGTTAGGATTATTAGTTCCGGTAGTTTGATCACTGGTAATAGTAAGACCGCTTAAAGCGGTAATGTTTGATAAGTCTGCCATATGTTTCCTTTTTCTTTTTTATTATAACACAAAGTACTTATAACTCTTAAAAATCGTATAAATGTAATTATTTTTGAAAATTACATTTTTGAATAAATTGCTGTATCTTTATGGCGTCCTGTTGATATTGCTGCTCTGCTGCTGTTTGTATGTAGTTTAAAAAATCAGCATTAGTAGTATCAAGTTCTGTGTCTTCGTTTAAGTCGTAAATGGTATTAAAACGATAATAAAATAAATCCTGATTATTTATTTTAGTGCCATACAAAGATAATAATTCCAAGATTTTATTAATCGCCTCTTGCGGTCCACTTATTCCTAATGATATTAAATCAAGTAACAAATAAACATTTTCAAAATCAGGAAGGATTGAATTAACGATTTCTTCTGTTTTTTCTGTTGTATAATTTTTATGTAACAATAAAAAATTTCTAAACTCATTAAGATATTTTTTTATAGATTCAGGAGGCGGCACTGGTACTGGATCAAATAATCCTATTGTCCCAAGCCCCGTACCAACCGATAGAATACAAGTACGATTAGCAGAAGGATTAATAGCATTGTTATAAGCCCATGATAATGCTGCGGGGTTGTTCTGGAATACTCCTCCGTCAATAAATTTAGAATCAGGAGTAGTAACTTCCGGAATATTTACTGCTGGAAAATAAATAGGAGCGGCGCTTGTTGATAAAGCTACGTCTTGAACTAGATAATTCTGACCTTCGAGCCCTCTGAATTTTATATTTGAATATAACACCGGACGATAAGCTTTAACATCAGTGCCGACATCTGGTACTTGCGTTGTATAGATTTCAACGCTAGGAATTAGTACATTAGTTTTTAGCTGAAACATTTTGCTTTGCCCAAATTTAGCATTTAGCAGGGCTTTTAAGTTTGTATTTTGATACCATGTTTGATCGCCATATAGAATGGTATTTATTTTCTGCAATGTTGAGACAGGAGGATAAAAAATACTACTTGGGTTGTTACTTCCGTTGTTTAAAGGATTCTGTTGAGCTAAAAATAGCTCGATCATATCATCGGGACTATAACCGCTTGCATATGCTAAGGCCTGAATACCTCCGATAGAAGTCCCAGCTATAATATTAAAATATTTATATATCTGATTACTTGGTATGCCTGCATCACGGCAAAAGTATTTCATGAAATAAGCAGAAAATAAACCTTTCATGCCGCCGCCATCAAAAGAAAGAACTTTATCTATTTTCATCAAAGTCTCTATAGATAATATTTACAATGTTTCTAAGGGAGGTATTAAAGCTTGAATTGAATGACAATCAGTAATAAGAGTGTTAAGAATAGTTATTAGATCAGAGCCTTTTGGCGCTCCTTCTGGTACTTGTGCAATTAAATTATTACTATCTTCAATAGTTTGTGTTGTTGAAGACTGTAAAGCTAGATACCATGCTTTTTGCGTTTCTGGATTAGCAGGGCTATAATAACCGAATAAATAACTACCATTCTGATTAACACATTGTACATCTGATGGTATAGAAGCATAAATAGAAGGTTGGCTAAACACTTGTGCTACTACACTATTAAAATATAATAAATCAACTTGGGTTTGAGTTACGATTTTTAAATTTGGCAAATTTTGAACGCTCATTTTTGTTTCTCCTAGTAAAGTTATAATAAATTTATGTTTCCGGTATCGTTAATTTTCTTGTCCTATATCAGAATAAAAAACATGTATTTCCAAAACAGCATCGCCGTTTAACAACTCTTCTCCATCATTTACTAAAGTTAAAGGGTAACCTAATACGGATTTATATGGTTTAGGATTGCAGTTATTGACGTTGATTAAGATAAATTGATCTTCTAAAATGTCTAAAAAATCAATGGTATTTACTTCACCAAAAACAAGTTCACCAAGCATTACTTTTAAGATTGCCCCTTGACACTTGTAAGGCACAAGATTTTTTAATTTTCTTATGCCGATTCTATGAGGAATGATACAG